ATTTCTCGCCAATTTTTAGAAACTATTTCTAACATATTAAAAAATTCATAAATACTTCTTGCATTTTCTTCTGATTTATCTAATTTGTCTCCTGTTTTTTTAAAATAAAATATATCACACGAAATGTTAGGCAATTTACATTCTTCTATATGTTTTGCCATATATGTGTTAGATTCACAATTTAATGCTAATGTATCTTGAGGAAATAATAAATTAAAATATGACATGTATTCAAATTCATATTGCAGATCTTTAAAAAATAATATATTATTGACGCTAAAAATGGTCTCATCAAACGGAGTTGCATGTATTGCTTGCCACGTATTATCAACTTCTAATTCGGCAACATTAATTGGAAATTCTATTATTTTATCAAAATATTGTGAAGGAAAATTTGTTTTATCGTCTGTCAATAATGCAACATTATTATATTTCCTTTGTGATATTTTTATACTTAACGCAGATAAAATAGCTGAATCAACAACGTTTTTTTGATTGCTGTTAGGAACATATATTAAAAATCCTTTACTCATATAACCTCATCAATTTATCCCAGTTTCTATCTATTGCTTTTTTATTCATAATATGTAAATTTTCATTTTTAGAATTTACAAAAATATGTTGCCATTCTTCGTCAGGTTTATGACTTAAACATCGTATTCCGTCTGATAACACATCTTGTATGTCATCCTTTGGTTCGACATATTTCATTGGATTATCGGGCAAAGGTTTAACTAATGTGTTTTCAACAAATCCGTTTAACATATGAGTTGCAATACTTACAGCAAAATCTGTTCTATAAATTTTAGTAGAAAATCCATAAAGATATCTATAAAAATCCCAATTATCTTTTATATGACCCCATAATTCAAAAAATAATTGAACTACCTCATCATTTTTGTCAAAGTATATTGCAGTAGACCATAACATTGGAATACCTTTTTTATGTAACCTTCTTTCTAATGTATGAAATGGAGGTTCATTGCGTAGTGTTATTGCATCTGTATACAACATTAAAGTTTCGTCTAATTTAAATATTATATCAAGAAAATTATTATTAACAAGAAAATCAACATCTAACATTAATGTTTTGTCAAATGGTGTTAATTTTATAACATCGTTCTTATTCCAATTTTCAAATTGACATTCAAAAGTTGTCCACGGGCTGTCATAAAATTTACGTATATTAGATTTATGTTCGGGTTCTTCTGTTATAATATGATCAAATGCTTTGTCTAATACTTTGCTTGTCGTTGATTTAGAATTCCAATCCAAAGAGGATTTATCAGTAATTAAACATGTTTGATTATTTTTCATATGTTTTTTAACAGCAGATGCGGCTAAAATAGCAAGTCTAATATAATCTATTTGTTCATTATTATAAGCAAAAAATATTACACCATTATTCCCATTCAACGAGGCGTTTAATGCTTCTTGCTTTTTTAAATTTTTCATGTGAAATTATATATTCATTCATTGCGCTGGCATAAGCAGATATTAACTTTTCTAAAAAAATTTCGCTGTCTTCTATTTGTACTGGATTGTCATGTACGTCGCTAACTACAAACGGAGTATATCCTTCATCTCTCATAGTTTTAACAAAATTTATTAATGTTTGATCTGCTTTAAAAAGCGAATTGCTATATTGAACTTGCAACATATTTTCTGCACGTTGCTTTGCTGATTGTTTTTGATTGTGAAGTGTTAATCTAAAATTAGAGAAATCTAATGCTCTTTCTAATCTATCATCCATATTTCCTTTTTATTTTATTTTTATGACCAGGCACCGGAGCCACCTGTACCAGTCGGACTCTGTTTTACAAAACCATTAGTGCCCGAATATGTTTCAGCAGTAAAATTAGCAGTATAGGCGCCAACAGTTAATGGCTTATCTTCCGGAATTATATGACCCCATTGAAATACTGCATTACCATCTTGAACTGTCCCTTGTTTTGTATTATCTAAAACAACTTTCCAGGTATATTGTGAGCCATCGGCATTTCGTTTTCCATATACAAATACCTCTGCTCCTTCACCAGGAACAGGATCAGAACCACCGGGAGAATCTCCTCCGCCACCATATATATTAGATGCTTGTTGTGCTTTAAATAATAACTTATAAGATGTTCCATAATCATATGGAACAATTTTTTTTCCTGAAGCATTAGAATTAGCATTAGAAGTACCAAAATCAGCCGCTAGATCAGCACCTGCATTTGAATATGCTTCAGTTGTTCCATTATGCTGGTATGATATAATAGACGAAGCAGAACCACTTGGATTGGTATTTTGCCAATGAACACCTCCATATGCTAAACCACTTATATCACCAGCCATTGAAAAATATAATTTTCCAAAAGAATCCATAAACGTATTCCAACCTACTGAACCATCTCGGCCTCCTGTATGATTCATATCTAATGTAACTTTACCACCTTGGTTCCACCATTTTCTTGCTGATAAAAAATTACCAAAATTCAAATCAATAAATGCAGTAAGTGTATCACCATAATTTAACGGATTATGGGTATCAGCATAACTACCCCAGTTACCTGAATGTGTAACAGTCTGTGCGGCATAGGTATTTGTATATGATCCGGCATCAACAAAACAATGATATCTATTTTCTACTTTAAGAAGTTCATTGGAAATAATATGTATTGTATCTTGGTGTGGTTTATCGGTATCTATTCCACCTGTATTGGCATGATCTTTTATGCCTTCCATAACAACATCTGTTGTTGTTACTCCTGTAGTAATATTTGGGTCTGTTGATATGAGAGTCTCATCTGCCGCTTTTGGTTTATTTGTGCGTAATTGTGCTAATCCAGCATAAGACCCAAATTTATCGTATAGGGCTTTTGTTATTTTTGTGGCGGTAGCTTGACTCCCGGGGGGCAGGTCACCTTCAGGATCAAAATGAGCATCGGTTAACTTGGCATGCCCCCAACCACACGAAATATCGTGAAGGCTTGTATGATTGCCTGGTGTATAGTCGCCTATTACCGAAGAGGAACTGTTATTTTTAAACCACCATACGTTATTAAAAAGATCTCTATTGTTGTCGACATGTTCGTCTTGCACTACCGTGGTTTTATTAAGGATATCTGTCATATATAAGACCTTCTATTATAAAGTTCGTCATTATTAACTACTATTTTATTTATCTATCGGAATGGCACAGTTCTATATGATAGAACTGTGACTCCTATTTTAATTAATTGGACCTACAACAACAAGTACTGTACCTTCGCCCTCGCCATCAAAGTCTTCCAATGCTCTTCCTATGATTGCAAAAGACGATACGGATTGAATATCGGCTTTCTTTGCAACCCCTGGTATTTCGCTAGAACATAGTCTGTCCCCTTTCTTGACTGGACCGATTACTTTACAAGGTATTCGTCCTGTCATTGCAACGTGTGGATGAGTTTCCTTTGGTCCTGCAGAACCGTTTAAACCAAATCCTGGTTTTGCAGAAATAATCCCAAACACATCGGTGTCTTCTTCTTCCATTGTTTTAGTAATTTCTTCTAATCCGCCTAGTTTAACAACTGTGCCTGCATCATATATTTCGTCCGCGGCAAATCTTTCACCTAAGTCAGAATATGTTGATTCAAGTGTTGAACCAACTGCCAAATTATAGTCACCAGTCATTATAACTGAATCAGTTGCTTTGGATGTTCCATCAAAATGACAATCAGTATTCCAATATGTTTTAATAGCATATCCTTCGGAAAAATAATTACCTGCCCCACCTATATCATCAGGTGATATGCTTGATGCAGGATCTTGCGGTAAAATATTCCCATTAGTCAAAATGTCGCCAGTGCCATGGGCAGTTATTTCTATATTATCATTACTAGCAGTTGACAATACCAATTTACCATTTTGAGATGCAACAATCATTGTTGAACCATGACCTTCGATATTGGCTAATTTTAAATCTGCCCATGTCGCAACTGCACTAAATGCATTTGTAGTGACTGTTCCTTCTTTAATTAAGTTAAACTTATAACCATCATTCTTATCCATTGCAAAACCGCCTATTTTTTCAGCGGTACTATTATGATAAAAGAAAGAAAAACCTCTATCAAAGTTGTCTTGCGTAGTTAATACCGCATCATCGGCTCCTCTACCAAACTGAGTAATAGGATCTACAACTTTAAAAGATTCTGAATTAATTTCAGTAATTGTTCCTGTGGTTGACCCTTCTACTTCGAAATTTCCACCAACGAATAAATTTTTAGCAATACTTGCACCTCCCAAAACTTGCAATGCCGCTCCTGACGAATCGGTTCCTGAATGGCTACTAGCATCAGCAGTAGATTTTATTTTTAAAGCATAATCATTTACCGTTCCAGAATTGGCTTCGTCTGTTCCATCTGCTTTTTCAATAATAACAGGTCTAGTTGCCAATATTGTCGGTTTACCTGCCGAACTAAGGGTGGCTACATTATCTTCAATACCATTAGATGCAAAATTACCAATAATTGGTCGACGAAGAGGCGAAGCTCCGGATTCTTTTCTTAATGTTATTCCAGGATAGATTACAGGAAAAACAACCGATAATACCGAACCGTCAGCATCTAATTCGTCTGTATAACTTACTGTATTCCAAGTATGTGTCCCAGTAAGTGGTTTAAAACCATGCCGTTCGACTGAATTTTCGGTTGCACCATTTATATTAATAATAGCTATTACAAGGCCTTCAGTAATAAATTTTAAACAGTTATAAACCCCTGGATCCGTAGAAGTCCCACCATAATTATCATATATCTTTGCAAATTCTATTGTATAATTGTCATCAGTTGGAACACTAATTCCTTTCCATGCAGTACCATCCCATAATTTTAATCGAGCCTCGCCTGATGTTTCGTCCCACCATAAATCTCCTACAGAAGGACCACTTGGAGCAGTGGTTGCCGCTACTAAATTTGAAACCATTTTCCATGAAGTACTTGCAGTATCATAAAATTTTAATTTATAACCTTTATTACTTGTACCCGATCCGGTTGATTTATCATACCAAATTTGGCCGTGTATAGGATTGCTTGGTGCAGTAGTTTTTGAAAAATTTTCTAATAAATGGACAAAGTCTTCTGCTACAATTTCTCCATATCCTCTATAATTTTGTCCTAATAATTTAAGACTTGTATTTGTGCTATCAACAGTTCCATCACTAACTGTAAACGTAGTATTACCATCGTAGCTATCAATTGTATAAGGCATTTTAATTTAACTCCTAATAATTATCCGTTCTTACTCTTATTGTGTATATAACTTGGATAAGCCTATTTGCACTTTTTTGTACTGGATGAAAAACAACATGAGTAAGTAATAATCCTGTATTTCGTCCTGTGGCCGCTTTTGATTTTAATCCGATTTCATCAAAAATAAAATTCCCATCTATACTTGTAGCGGTATCATCATTTGATTGTGAAAGACCAAACAAGTTAAATGTATTGTCGCTGATGCTTGGCTCTGTATAATTAAGTGTACATGTTGCTACAATATCACTGTAAACATTACCTGTGGTATAGTTTACTTCCATTTTATTTTTTGTTGTGTCGGTGTTATCTGTATCTATAATATCAACATTTTTATAAAAAACATCATTATATAAATTATCGCTATCTAAATTAACTTTTTCAGCACGATATGTAACATTACCAGAACTATCAGTAATCGTTCCTGCATTTCCGAAATGCATTTCATAAATGCTAAAATTATCATTATTTGCTAATTTATTAGCAATACACCTTGACATATTTTCAAAGTTAATTTTATTTTTCTTGTTTACAAAAACATCGCCGGATTCAGGATCCCAAATTTTAAGATGGCCCATCATTCCTATTTTAACACTTGTTTCTATAAATTGTCCAGCTTCCATAATTCATTCCGTATTATTAAGTATATTTATTTGACTTAAATTATACTATCGTCCCTTTTCCGCCAGCATTAATAAATGCCGCTCTAGTATTAGTACTATTTCCTATTGTTACTCCACTATCGTTAAATGCTGGTAACGTTAATGGATCCGGAACAACTAATTCTGTAAAATCATCTAAATTACCTGCACGTCTAATTTTAGTTGAATTAGCATGTACTGTTTGACTAGTTCCATCATATCCTCTTGTTACTGTTAAATCATTAGTACTAATTGAGGTAATTAACATTCTTTCTTGATCGACAACTACAACATCATCTACTAGATATAGTGAACCATTAGCAACAGTTAATGTGGTTCCGACCACAGTAATACCGTTGGTCATATTTATAGTAGTTTCGTTTGCATCATTTATACGTTCATATTTTTTTACATAACTATTATCTATAAACATTCTAAATGCTCGTGTATCATTATTAACAGTACTTCCGCTTGTATTTGTTTGTACTTGCACATCTACAGTCTCAAGTGGATTAGAACGCATTGTTTCTTCTAGCGATCTATGATCATATAACGTATCTATTTTACTATGAAATGGTTTTACAAATTCCAAATAACTTATAATATCTTTAACATTATCGGGCTGGTATGTTTTTGGCCTGTCATCTATTTTTGAGTATTTTTTTAATTGAATAAATGTAGATTTAGTTAACCAATCAACATTTAATTGTTCACTTAAAATATAATTAAGCATGGTAAAAAACCATTCGTTATAATAATCTTGATATTGTCCTACCCATATATCTTCTCGTAAACCTTTTAATATATTACCAAATTCTATTCTTGTATTTGGATCCCAAGTACCCGAATCCCAAGCAGTTTGGTCCCATCCTTCTATTGTTGCTCCGTTCCATAAAAGATCTAATATTTGTATTGTACCATTTTCTTTACCTACCTTATTCCATATGTTATCGTTATACAAATAATACGCATAATTTCCCAATCCGTCATCATTATCTACTTTTGTTAACGAATACAATGTAGAATCAACGCCATATAAATCGTTTCTAGTATTAACTGTTATATCAGGTACTGTATCACTATTATAATCATAATTAGGATCAAACCAATCTGCATATACCCAATAATCAGACGTGTTATAGGATATATCAGTTGTTTGATCTAAAGTTATAACTTTGGCTATGTTTTTATCCCAACCAGGTATTGTATCAATTACATTAATTTTTATTAATATTTCATTTGCTTTAGAAATACAGATTCTGATGGCATCTAATTGATTTTTAATCCATGATTGTTTCTGAGGTCTTATTAAATTGCCTCGCCTATTTGCGGGATGCAAATTTAAATCAGGAACCTGATTTGGTTTATACAAATAAAGTTTTTTGTCGTTTACTATTTTAAAATCTAAATCTTGAAATAATTCTGCCCAGCCTTCTTGTCCTGCCCACACTCCTGCAGATATTGTTTGTTTTGCTTGATAGTAATATCTGTCATTATAAACACGCCACTTACTATTTGTAAAATCTTTCGAAAAAGTACCACCTGAAGTATGAGGAACCAAGCAATAATAGTTATTAGAACCACTATGTCTTATATTTCCAACTGAATATGCAGTTGTAGCAACCCATGCAGTGGTAACATCTAATGTTTTATGAACTACATTTCCTGTAACATAATCTGATCCAATGCTCCATTGACTATATGCAATTTCTTCGCCATAGTTGTCTCTTCCTAATAAACTTTCAGCTAATCTATCATGAAAATTATCAGGTATAATGTTTACCGAATCATCTTTTCGTATAAAATGCCATTCTTTATGTATATTAGCATCAGCTGAAGGGTATGATGTTGCTTTAAGATTTAATTGAAAAACAGTAGATGTATCGTTTATTAACTGATCAACATTGGCGAACAACATATAATTAGACATAATTGGCGCTACCCATATAACCCCATTTGCAGTTGGATCTGTTATATAAGATGCAACTTGGTCACATGTTAGTGTTCTTCCTATATTTTTTTCATATCCTGCTACAAATGACGTAATTGGTATTGTTGTTTTATTTTTAATCCAAAAATAGTAATATGTTTTCCATGTTTGATTTATTTTATCATATAATTGATCTTCTGTCCAATGATAATGAGTATTAATACCATCACTATCAACTGTATAATATGCTTCTCCGGTACATTTAATCCCGTCTATTTCTGTTTTAGCATCAACTAATTTACTCCATTCATCCGGCGTTTTTGTACTTTTTGTCCATTCAAGAACATTAATACTTGATCCAGAAATCATTGCTCCCCAATTTTTAGCGGCGTAATTAACATCAATTTGTTCATAATCTATAAATTTACATTTAGACAGGTCCCACCATACTGTGCCAATATAATCTTCGGACCAATTACTTGCAGTACTCGTTGTCTTATTAATATCGGTCGAATTAGAATAAACTGCTAAATCTAAAGAATTTTTAATATCAATATTTTTATCTGCCTCAGCAGGTATTTGTCCTTTGAAAGGATCATAATATTCAAATTGTGCAAGTGTACTACTTTGTCGTATAGATAACCCGCTTAAAAAATTGCCAGTATCATATAATAGAGCAGATTTTAAATTATTTGGGTCTGATTGTGTTTGCTGATTTCTGATTGTATCAAAATGTGAAGTAGCCGTACTAAATTTATGAACAATATAACCATATGTACTGTCAGTTGAGACTTTAGTTAAATTATGAATAAAAATAACCGTTGTTCCTGTTGTCGGCGAATTGGTAAAAGTAACTCCGGTTTTGCCGAACGTAATAGCACCTAATGCAGAAGTTTCATCTGTCACTTGAAGCCAATTATAACTGCCTGCGTTACCATATAAAATTGTGACATCACTAAATTCGGGCACAGTTGTATATGATACTCCGGAAGTATATGAAAATACAGTTGTACCAGACCCACCTACAAATGTTTCAATATAATTTTCTGCATCACAATATGCCTTCCATCCATTTTGCCATTGATAAGTGGAACTTACAAGAGTAAGATACATATCTTTTTGTGTATTAAACCTAACAGGTTTAAACACAAATACTTTTCCGTCTTCGCCTACTGTATTAATATATTCATCAAGATAAAAATGATCTAAACTTTTTAAGGCAGAAAGGTTTCCATATTCAGACGAATTGCCTGTTGGGAATCCAGAAACTTTATGAATACCATCTATAAGGGGATCTGAACTTGTGTTTGCTATATACACAAAATCTCCTGCAACTAAACCGTGGACGACACTTGTCCGTATTTCTGCTTCATTGCCTGTTTTTGTCCCTGCACAAACTTCTTTTATTTCTAAACTTGTATCCATTAATCTAAATATATTCCATTGGCCACCACTAAATGCTGTTGTATTATTATTACCTGTCCAAACCATCCACAAACCTGATTCAGCACTTATGGTTTCCCAATTATCTCGTGTCGAATCAAATGTTTCTAAAGTAACACCATGATCAGCATTTGGTGTCCATTCTGCTGGTATAGCTGATGCTAATTCAATTGTTGCTGTTTGATCATATGTTCCGCTTGTTGTAACAGTGGATACGGCTAGTCTTCCGGTATAACCAACTCCTGCACTATTCTTTCCTGTAAATCTAAGGGTTGCTATATTTGCAGTAACCGGAGCAGTAGTTATTCCTTCGGTTGCATCCACTAAAGATTTTACAACAATTTTTGTTCTATCTGATTGATTACTTGTAGTTCCAAATGTATTAAATTTACAAGTATAATTAGGCTTAGCAGATATTTTTGCTACGGTACTTGGCACCCTGTATAGTTTACCTTCTCTACGTACTTGGTCATATGCATAATATGGTTTTGTACTATCCCAGGCATTAATTAATGCAAGGCCTTTTAAAGAACTATATATTGTTCCGAGATCTGATACATTAAAAATTGTATAATCTGGTTCTGTTGTTAAAACATAACCAGCATTTGGTAAATCATTTTCAAATTTGTCAATAGATGCAAAAGTTGAATATGTAAAATTAGGACTGTATTTTCCTCTTTGTTCAAACGTAATATTATCAGTTGGATTCTCTAACCATCGACCGTCACTTGGTAATAGAGAAAGATATATGTCATAGTCTAAATCCTCGGCTTGCCCTAAAAATATTTCTTTAAAATTAATAATTTGCGGATTTTGTCTTACATCAGATTGTTTTAATTGAAATTCATATGTTTTTTGTGTAGCAGAGGCACCAAATTCGCCTTCACTAATCATCCAATTTTCTTTCGTGTCTATGGATACATTGCTACCTGCTAATGTAGTTGTCCGCATTAATCTATCTAACGCATTTGGAGTACCTAATTGTTTAGACAAACCATGTACAAATTCATACTGAACATCGCCAGTTAATTGCATATTTCTTAAAAATGTTTGCTTATCGTACCCAATATTTTTTCTAGCATAATCAACAAATTGCGAATTAACTAAGGTCTGTTCTGTGTTAAAATATCCTCTATCAATATCATCTATTGATTTAGTAAAGTTTGATAACAACTTTGTATCATTAACAATAAACCCATCTGCTCTTGGTGCTCCTGTCCAATTTGTTGTTTTTCTACCAATTAATTTAACTCTATATCTACGTTCACCAAATAAAGGCGAATATAACAAATCGTTAAAAACAGTGGTGTTATTCATAGTAAGTAAATGCTCATATGTACAAATATAAAATCTAATACCATATATTGATTTAGTTACATCTTTTGGTTCGACTGATATTCCGTTATCTGTCCTTGTTACTATAATATCGGATGATGTTATTTCGTTTCCATTTGCATCAAATACATTATAATTATTATTAATATAGACGCCTAAGTCTTTTATATAACCAGGTGCGGTGATTTCATAGGATACATATTCTCCCAATGGAGATAATGCAACCCAGTTATCTGTTTTCCATTTGCTCTCAGCCCAAAATAAGAATTGTTTTCCAGTATATCTCCAATCTCTTATTACTCTTGCTGTACTATCATATTGTTTAAATTTAAAACCGATTGATTCTAAATATTTTCCGTATGATATCATAAAATCATACATATCTTGGATTGATGTATATTCTGTTCCGTATTTTATTTGGGTAGCAGTTGCGTCGTGATCATGGTATTCAATAACATTAGAATTGCTTACTTCTATTCTTATGTTATTACTATTTTGTTTTGTTTTCAAAATATTAAAATAAGGTTCGACATTATTATAACCATATACTTTATAACCATCTGCACTTTTTACAATTCGTACACCACTATAAAAATACTTTTTAATAGGAGGGCTCTTGTAAAGATATAATTCATAATCTTCTTCAGGCACAAAATTATTAGACTTACTAGCAACTAAACTATCCATCATAAGACGAAGAGTGTCTTTATCAGAATATCCTTCCATTTTATGTGTTAACTGAACTGTTAGTCCTTTGACTTTATCATAGTAATCAGATAATGAAAGTGAGCCTTGATTAACAAGTTTTTCTATAATAAGATGTTGTAATCCAAATCGTGTTAGCATCTTATTATTTTTGTCAACATCTCTATGTAATTTAAATAAATCAGATGAAACATTTCTCCATAAATTTGCATCATATGTAGTTGATCTATGTTTGGTTTCTTTAGATATAATTTGATCAGGAGTTCTTATAGTTTGAACTCGTATCACACCACCCATATCAACATGTTGAGTACAATAATAATATAATAAATCCGGGGCATTATCTGCAACTATTATTTGAATATAAGCATTTGCAGTACCAGCAGCTCCACTTGAAGTAATGCCAGTTGTATATGCACTTGGCGAACTATTGTTAAAATTATTAGAAAATGCAAGCACATGACTATCATTACTTGTGTCGCTAACATCAAATCTATATGTATATCCTTTATACAATCTAAACGTATCTCGTGATATTCCGTCTATATCAAATCTATTATATGTAACATTGTTTAATTCATATTCTGATTTAGTAACAATAAAAGTATTTTTTATAATACTAGGTCCAGCAATTATTCTATCTCTAGTATCCCAATGTTTCTCAAACCATTTAGCCGAATTCATACTAAACAGATATTCTTGGTTAACAAAACATGGCTGACTTGATCTCCACCATATAGTTTCTAAAGGACTGTGGTCAGTTACAAGAAATTCTTTCGCTGCATTTGTGGCAGTTGGAGCAGTTACTATGGTTGCAGTAACAGGATCTTGCAGAACACCAGCATCTGTAACCAATGTTGCGATAGGTGCTCCTGTCCGTATGTATCTTGGATCTTGATATAAAAGTCCGCCAGGATTACTTGTTATTCCTCGTGTTAATGCATTTATTAAATTAGTTCGTTTTGTATCATTACCACCATTTGCACTTGACCGCCAATCATAATTTGTATCCCACCATGTTGGCTTAACAGTATGACCTAACATTTCCCATGGATGAGTATGTGGTTTATCTGTATCAAAATAATATTTGTATATTGCTCGCCAATAACCTAACTTATCCCCAACAGTAGAATAATTCCACGTCCATTCGTTGGTTGCATTATATTGGGTATTCTCAAAACTGTCTATATCATTATCATTTTTCCATTTATTAATAATTTCATCAATATATGTATTATATTCTGCAATTGTATGTGTTGTTTCTCGATACTTACCAGGAATATTATCATGCAAATAATATTTTGTTGCTGATGTTACAGTCGGTTGTATTGCATTATAAATTCTTTTTTCTAACTCTAGTAATGCTTGGTCTCTAATATCAGCAACAACCGATGTTTGTGAATATTTTACAAATAAACTACCATCATGCCCTTGAATAACATTAACTGTATTTGTTCCTGTATTATCTGCATATTCTTCTGGCTTATGCAGAGGCATAATATTAAATTTTGCAAGGGTAGGCGGACAAAAACTTTGAGCATTATCTGTGCTCATTTTAATTTTAATATTCTTAATAGGGTCGGACCCGCTGGGTACGACAGGTGCAGTACCAAAAGTTAGATTTGCCTTATCTTCATCTATTGTGTAATCATCTACTATTGTTTTAAGAACCCATGCACCTAATTCATATACATATACCATTATATGATTGTTTGCTGTATCTGTAATTGTTTGTGTTTTCGGTAATGCAAATGCTGTTGTTGAGGCGTCTCCTTTATAAGTTAATTCTACAAGATTACTATAATAAATCATATCACTATATGCAAAAGGAAATGTTCCATCTCGTCCTAACGTCATTAGTTGTAACGTTTTATCTACTAAATCTCCTACAGATAGTGCAACTGGTTCTTTATCATTTTGTTCTTTTACCCTAACAAGAAATTTCTTTTTAAATAGTTCATATTCGTCTGAAATATATCGCAATACATTTATAATATCATAATCATAACTGTTTAAATGTAATCCCAAACGTAACATAGATGAATCATGTTGAAGAATTGCTCCGCCTATATTAGCTTCCTTTGCAGTATTTCTATATGTATTACTGCTGGTTGCTGAGCCGACCAATCCTACTTGTTTTTCAATTATATCAAGAAAATGATTATAAAATTGATTGTATTGTACCTTCCCAATATTTTCATTTTTTGGATTTTTTTCTATTTGGTCTGGCACATCATAATAAAAATTTGCATTAGTTGCCGCTGATTTAAATTTTACATCAATTACATCATTTACTGCAATAGGTATTTTTGTTGATGCTGTACTTTGAGTAGTAGGTGTAAACACCTTTACATCACTTGAGTTATATGTTACATCATAATCTTGTTTTCCAAAATAAGGTAACACAATTTTTTGTCCATTAATATAATAATCACTTTCATTCGTTAAAATATTTCCATTTTTATAAACTTCAGGTTGTCCTGGTTCATTTTTAGCATCTATAATATGGATGGTACCTATCATATTTGTTTGGCCAGTACTTGCACCATCTGTAACCCAATAAAATAAACTATCAGGTGCGTTTGACGGAACAACAAAAGTTATTGTATTATTTGTTGCATCATTATTTGAAACACCAGTACTATAAGGTGCATTAATTGAATCTATTATTTCGAATCCATGTGTGGCAGTTCTGTTTTCAAATGTATAAGTTTTTCCTCTTGCTAGAAATATCGAAGGACTAGTTCCATTTAATGTTTGTTGACCATACACACCTTTAATCTTAAACCGCCAACCATTATCATACCCTACGTCGTCTTGATAGTAAACCAAATAATCTCGTGGAGGTTCAAATGCAGTTGTACCTAAATCTATTACAACATCGTCACCGGCTGTTTCGACTACCTTAGTTATTGTTACAGGCAATCGTGTTTGTGATTTAGATTTATTCCATCCATTTTTATATTCATATTTGTCTGTTATTCTATTATATACTTGGAAAAAATATACTCCTTCATTATAATAAATTGTTTCATTAACAACATATGAATATCGAGTTCTATTTAATGAAAAATCAAATTGTATATTTTGTATATTTTGATAAAATACATCTGTATTAGTAGACAAATCAGTTGCACTTGTTCCATAAACAGGCGGAAATAATAATTCTTTATCTACAATTGCCCCCGAAGTAATATTTTCCATGTATCCAAAGATACTATTACCTAAAAATGTAGAACTATTAAATGATGTTAAAGATTTAAATGTGCTATCATAAAGATCAAAATAAGGATGCAAATTTCGTCTTGTTTTAGTTTGGCATTTAGCCCACGTATCATTAACTGCACTATATGTTACCTCAATTCCTATCCATTCTCCGTCACCAGAAATAGTCATTACATCGCCATCAATAGGACTGCCATTTCCTGCTCTTCCATCTGTTTCTAAAGTAAGAGTAAGACTAGTATCAATGTCATCAACTATATAAACTTTATTATTATATGCTAAATCAGCGGCTGCGGTTTGATTAATAAAAACTAATCTATCATTATTAGATAATGTATGAAGAACATCTGATACACCCAGAGTACCAGGATCACCTACTTTAATATTTTGTCCTGATTTTCCTAATAAGGTTGACGGATGATTCCAAATTGCATTATATGAAGGGTTAACGTTGTCGTCACTATAATCACCATTTACAATAGCGGCAACTGGTTTTCGCCCATGTGTTCCGAAATTATATAGTTTAATATCTCGATTATACTCTATAATTGGTCGTAGTGCCTGGTCTTTAATACCAATAGTACCACTACCATATGTTAAAGGAGCTAGACCATTAAAAATATTAGTTGCACGAATAGTATCAATATGATACCAACGATTTGTTCTAGACCATGCATTGTTATCTCTTGCCCCTCGTTGCATAATAATATAATCTTTTTCATTAGCCACATCAATTGAAGAGTCCCAAGGCAAAGTATCCCAAAAATTATTAAAACTACCTGATTGATCCCATTCATAAAAATCTATAGAACCATATGGTACTTTAAATGAAGTTTCGGATTCGTCTATAAGGAATATTTTATTTCCTACACCCTCAACTGTGTATGTGTCACCACTAATAACAACTTGTATTCCGTTTTCAAGGCTTATAGATTTTTCACCAACAGTATAGGTATAGTATTGGTTACCTTCAATCTCTCCTACAGTTACTCCTGTAACGGATATTGTTAGGGCCTCCTTTATCCAATAATAGGATGAATAATTTATTAATTTATCAGGATCAATAGGTGGATGCCAAATATAAGTATCATCAGAAAATAACTTATCAACATTTGACGTAATAGTTCCGGCATAACTTAATTTATTAAGTATATCATCATATGTTACTGCTTCATCTATATTATCAGAATTTAAATTCTTTGATAAAATTCCTGGTTCTAATTGGTATGTATCACGCAATGAAGTAGAGGATGAGGCATATAAATCATCGCTTGGCTTATTGATGATTCCTGTTTTTTTACCTACCCAAGCATTTATTTGTTCTAAATTACCTGGCTGAATAAGTTGATCTAATGTTGCATTTAATATTTTTATGTTAGGACCGGTTTGATGAATTATAGGTAAAAATTGGCTTGTCTCTCTTTTTGCTACATCAAAATTACTGCTTCCAGGAATTGTGTTTTTTTCCTGTTTCTTTATCGTTATCTCAGATGAATAATCAGCCATATGTTTTTACCTTAATATGAACTACTCGAACCACTAGATCCTGAATAGCCACTACCCGATGAACCCGAAGTATACGTTATACCTGCTTCAATTGTTGCTGTTGACGTTATTACTGATGCCGCACCAACTGTACGTAAATTAGTATCAGTATACACAGAAACAATATCAACATTAGATACCTTTGCCGCAGAAATAAATAACTCGTCGGAGTTAGGTGTTATTTCAAACAAGCTACCAAATCTACTTTCAGAGTACCCCGGCACTATCACAACAGAATTTATAATACCTACCATTTTATTATGAATATATGCACTTAACTCTGTATAATAAAAACTCTCTCCAAAATCCCAATACTCCGGTAGAAAATATTCATCAACATATTCAACTATTTTAGATTTAATTTCATTGTCAGTATAAACTGTTCCTACTGCTTTTATAACTTTGAACCTTGCTTGGAATTCAGTATCTGCTTGTTCTCCAAAAAGTATTCGGTATTTTACTGACCGATAAACAATTGTATCAGACGATGTCTTATAATTATCAAGACTGGCAAATTGTAATTCTAAAGCATTAGTTGTTGGAGGTAATGGTTTGGTTGCCGGATTACCATCAGTTGTTAACCAATTTCGTAATGCTGTATCATATGAATTTGTTAGAATAAACAGATCAATAATATTTGATACTGCTGGATCTATTGCATAATCTTCAACAGCAAAATGGTTCCATTGAAATTTTAGTGTCTGTCTTCCGACAATTTGAGTTGAATTATATGTAACATTGTTTACTTCGTATGTTGCTTCGCTTGCTAAATTTGTATATTCGATTGTTCCGTCAAGTTCTTTACCTAAATACATAGATGGTGAATTATCAAAATCTATTGCACCACTAGAATATGTTGTCTTACCAACTAAATCTATAAATCCTTCAGGATTATCAGGAACAAAATCTCCATTAGCATCAATTAATGTTAAAATAACTCGTCTTGGATCTGTGTATCCATCTGGATATGTAAAATAATCTAATATATTAAATTGTATATTTTCTGTTAATGCTGTTGCTGTGTTCACTGTTTCTGTGCCCACGCCATCCCAAGTATTTGGTTTAAGAATAAGTTCTTTACTAAATGTAATTTTATCATCAACCGGTTTTAATGTATTACTTGATGTCTTTAATCTTGCTCGTTGATTATGAAATCTAACATTTTTAATACTTGCAAAAATATATCGAATAGTTCGTAATTGAAAAATCCATTGCTGGCCAGATACATCATATTCTATCCTCATTAAAAAACTTTTGTCATCATTTGATGTCCCCCCAACAGTACTAATATCCCATGCAGTAATATCCGGATCACCAGCAACAGCACTATTATTAACTATAGTCCATGTTCCTGCTGTATGATTAAAATAAAGCCCAAATGTATTTTTATTATCTAATTGTGCAATTACAGTCGTTTTTTCTGTATCAGAAAATTTTGTATTATACGGAGGTATAATACGTTTTATTCTTGCTGTACTTGGTATTACCCTACTTAATGTTAATGCACCATATCCTTCAGAGGTTTTTCCTGTAAAATCAGCATCTATATTTGTAAGTCCTCTACCATCGCCATATATTGATAAAACAGTTGCCCATTTAGTTGAAGCAGATGCACTAAAAGGAGTTTCGCTAAATTCTACTATAGATCCTTTTTTAACATAAATTAATTCATATATACCAGGAGTACCAACAGGTGCAACACTTGTTGCTCCTTGAAATTTTGTATTAAAATATCCTGTACAAGTCTTTGTAGTAGATGAAACTTGTGTCCATTCTAATATTGGAGCAGTTGACGATATGATAGTTGTTGATGATAAAATAATTCCAGAATCACCAACACTTGCTACTGTACCACTCACTCCAACAGCAATACCATTTAAATGTCCGGTTGTTCCAGATGTTTGTTCGGTAAATGTTGTACCATTACTTGATGATACAATGGTGCCTGAGGCTCCAACAATAACATATGTAGAACTATTATACACAATATCTTTTAAATTTGTATTGGTTTTTGTATCAGTAGAATGTGTTGTCCAAGTATCTCCATCAGTTGATGATTTTATAATTCCCCCGTTACCAACAGCCCAAAATATATCAGACACATTTATAACAGAATTCCATGTTTCACCTGTAGCATCTTGAAAGGCCCAATTGTTATCGCTTCCATCTGTTGAGGTAGCATTAAATCCTCCCAATGCTGAAATAAAATATTTACTTCCGTTCCATGCAATATCAACTCCGGTTACCGTTGCACTAGAACCACCTAATACAACCGCAGTCCAATCTGTATTTCCGCTCGAAGTATCACCATCCCATTTTATTACATTACCTGCATTACCAACAGCCCACCATTCGTTATTAAGATATCGTACTCTATTAAGTTGTACATTTGGCGTTGTATTAACAAGAGTCCAAGTAATACCATCTGCTGAAAATAAAATATCACCATTTTTAACAGTTACAACAAAAAGAGCGGCAGTGGTACTATCTAATCCATATGATACAGCAGTTAAATCAATTGATGTATTAGAAGTCCTTGAAGTCCAAGTTGTTAAATCAGTAGATGTATATATTCTTCCTGTATTTCCAACAGCAACATATATAGAACCATTATACGCAACTTTACTAAAATTTGTTGTTGTAAGTGATGGGCGTATTGTCCATGCTGTTCCGAGTGTTGTTGCGGCATAACTATCTACTGAGATAAAACTAGGATTGTATCTATCAAAATAAAAATTAATAGCTTCCGGATCTCCTATCATATCCTCCATAATACCATTTACAATATCAGTAGAAGTCATATTACTTGAAAAACTTTGTGTTCTGCGTTTTGCTGTTTCTTCTCTATAGATATATCCATCATCACCAAAAATTGTTAAATCTTTATATGTGCCAGTTGGATCATTAATATCTACATATCTAGTATGGCCACTATGCGTTCTATTAACTGCTTTAATTTTTTTAACATTACTTGATAAGGTTAGTGGATATACAGAATAATCTTCTGCCGTAACCATTCTATCCTGCGAATTATATACTTTTGGGGCATTTTCTTTAATATCTGTAATACTTTCTTGTTTAGATGCATTGTTAACAGTATATTCTAAATTAGACACAAATGTAACTTCATATACTTGGTTATTATTGCCCGAAACATATTCCATTGTAACACTAACGTCTTTAATATCGTCCGGTTGAATAATATAAGATTCGGCATTGCTTGTCCTATACCATGTTCGTATAATTCCTTTAGGTGCATTTCCAAACCTACCATCAGCAAATTTAATTGACAACTGATCGTTCGCCCTAGGGATAACAGAAAAAATGTCTCTTATATCTTGATTTAAACTATTATAGATAACATTGTTGCCTGTTAAGTTTGGTACTTTTGACCAATTTGTTAAAATACTTCCATCTGAATTAATTGTTTGAACCCATATATCGCTTTCATTAATTTTATCTACATTTATATCAATTACTCTATTTTCAATGGCTTCTTCAACTAAAATATCTTTAAAAGCAATAGCACCTTGTTTAAATAAAAAGAAGAATCCGGTATCACTACTTGCATTTCCTTTTCCATCATTTCTATACAACATCTGAAAATTAGCATAAGGATTTGGATCTGGTTCATAAAAATATCCATCATCAAGAAAGTCAACGTTGCATACTTCTAACGAAATAGCAATTCCGCTTAATCGGGCACTAAAACTATGCACAACATCTTTATTTGTTATATCATTTAATTTATAACCATATGTATTAATACCACCGATAGTACCTTTTTTATATGGTGTACCATATTGATTTGTTGATTGAAAAACTGAATTTAATACAGAAATAAATTGATCATATGCGTTTGTATTTGTTGTGTCATTCCAATATATTGTTTTTCCTTTTAAACTTATCCCATCAGCATCGGTTAACGGTTCAGTTGTTTGTATCGACTTTATTTTTAATAAACCCACTGCATTTTGATGTCGCTTAAATGCATACCCTAATTGTTTTGCTAAACGAAGTACTGAATCTTGTTGGGTGGCAGTTTCTAAAAAGTTTTCTCTTGAGGATAGATCCAATCTAAATGCCAAACTATGGCCCATATATGCAATAAGGTCAATTATGCTTACAAATTCCGAAGAATTAATCCAATCATTAAAATCCTCAGGATAATTCAATCTAATATATTCGACCATTGCTGATTTTAGCGTGTCGAAATCGTATGCTTTTAAATTTGCTTGTGTGAAGGCCTCATATGCGACTTGGTAATCTTCAGCGGCAAACAATACATCTTGTCTTCGTTTAGCCATTATACTGCTTCCTCAGTTTGTTTATCGAAAGTTAATTCTAAAACTTCTAGTTTATTTGCCGGGACATATCTTAATCTAAGTTGAACACTAAGACTATGCTCATGTTCAAATGTTCGTGTTTCGTCTAATTCAAATCTAGGATCCAAATTAACTATACGCTGACAATCTTCAGTAATGGTATCTATAACACCCTCATCCAGTGGTTCAAATAATAAATTCCATATAATAGATCCAAAGTTTGGATCCATTAATCGCTCACCTTTACGAGTGTAAAAATGGTTAGTTATGTCTTGTTTAGCGAGTTCGTAGTCTTTGAGAGTAAACGGCCCGTGTCGTTTACCATATGTTGAGTATCCTCGAAAAAGTGTTGCCATAATTACGCATATAAATAAAGAGTTCTATGTGTATTTATAGGAAAATTAACTACTAATTTAATTTTTGTCTTGTATTTTTTTACTTTTTTGGTTGACATTTTCTTTGTAGGTTGCTATAATATATAATAGGGGTTTAGCTCAGTTGGGAGACTTGTTTTACACGCAGATTGTCGCTGATTCGATTTCAATAACCTTTACCATTTAGCTAAATATTTAAGTTAGGAATTACTTAATGAAAATTAACGAAATTGAATCAAACTGGTACCATAAAAAACATCCTGTTGAGTTAGAAGATCCAGGAACAATTGAAGTACAAGGATACGGTGATCAACAAACCGCTACTGTTAGTAATATGCAAATAAACAATGTTGGTCCTAAAAGTAATCTTGCTATTTTTGTAAATGCAAATTATGAATTAACATGGGAACCAGGAGATCGGTCAGTTGGTGTAAATAAAGGATGGCTTTCTAGTTTAGAAGTTCATACTGTAGATATTCAATCAATATTAGATGAGATGGGTACTGTAATAGATATACGAAGAGTAAGTAACCAGTTAGCTGATTATCTTAATAAACAAGTAACCCAATTTTTAACAACAATCGAAGACCAAATCGCAAAATATGCAGACAAAGGTAATTAAAATAGATGATTGGGCCAATGCATGGTTCAAAGCATTTAAAGAAATACACAATCCTACTTCGCACTTTGCACATCAACGAGTTCCAAAGCATTTAACGTGTAAAGACGGGTTCACTTTTTCTATTCAAGCAGGTCCTACACATTACTCTACTCCTAAAGCATTAGCAGATCATTACGATGCATTTGAAATTGGTTTTCCGTCTGCTTCCGAACCTATTTGGAATCAATGGAAAGAAGATCCCGACCAAGATCCAACCGAAAGTGTGTATGGTTGGGTTCCTTCAGATATTATAAATCATGTAATAGAATTCCACGGAGGAATAGATCCGGAAAATTTCGTACTAGAGAAGCTCGTTAAATAAATACTATAAGGAGATCCATTAATGACTCGTGCAGTAGAAATGGCAAATGCTATTACTCAAGGTTTACCTCTACCAATTTCTTTTGAAACAGGATCTTCAAATGAAGATGTTTTTGAAGGTAACCTAACTGTTCCTGCTAACACCAATACGATAATAGCCGGACCGGTAACAATACCAAACGTAACAATTAATGGAAATTTAAGTTCGATAGGCAGTCTTACAGTAACTAATACTTTGACAATTGCTTCGACAAGCAAACTATCTATAAAATAGGATTAACGAATGGCAGATTTAATATTAGGTAGTACAACAGCAATTACAGAATCAGGCGGAACTGTAACCTTTATAGGAACAGGGGAGGCAACCATATTAGTTGATTATCTGGTTCAAGCCGGAGGCGGCGGAGGTGGGGGAAAGGATGGTACACTTGTTTATGGTGGCGGAGGTGGTGCAGGAGGGTTACGTTCTAGTGTTGCCCCTGTGTATGCTTCTGGCAATGACTCAGGTTTTACAACAGATGTACCTGCCATGTGTGTACTTGGTAGAGCCTATACTATAACTGTAGGTGCTGGTGGAGCATCACAATCTCCCGGTAATAATTCAGTATTTGCCGTTACTTCTGTTGGAGGAGGAAGAGGGTCTTCTAATTCATCTAGTGTTGCTTATACTTTTAATTTAGATGGTGGTTCTGGTGGAGGTGGTGGCCCTTATAGATTAGGCTCTTCTCGCCCTATGTCCACACGAGAACCCGGTAATGGAATAGGCGGTCAGGGTTATAATGGTGGTTTTGGAGAACAATCTAATGCCGCATGTGGAGGTGGAGGAGGTGCCGGAGGTGCCGGTGGCAACGGAGGAATAGATCAACTCCCCTCAGGAACTGCCGAATATGGAGGGGCAGGGGGTATTGGAATAACCAGCACTATATCTGGTACATCAACCACTTATGGTGGTGGTGGAGCAGGAAATGGTTATGTTAATCCTGGCCCAGGTGCTTCTCATGGTGGAGGTAACTCCAAAGCAAATTCAGGTGTCGGAACTTGCACAGCAGGAACTAATGGAAAAGGAGGAGGCGGAGGAGGAAATGCCGCTACTCCTGGAGCGGCTGGAGGTAGTGGAGTTATTGTCCTAAAAATACCAGATACTTATACTGCCACATTCACAGGTGGTGTAACTGCATCTACTACTACTGCATCTGGTTTTAATATTTATAACGTAACTGTAGCTGGTACTGGAGATACAGTAACATTCTCATAAAGGAAAATATGGCACATTACGCAATTTTAGATGAAAACAATGTTGTTACTCAAGTTATTGTAGGTAAAGACGAGACTGATCATACACATAATTGGGAAGAATATTATGGAGGTAAAAGAACTTCTTATAATACTTCTGAGGGTATTCACAAGTTAAGTGGAACACCTTTTAGAAAGAATTATGCTGGAATAGGATTTACATACGATCAAGTTAGAGATGCTTTCATTCCACAAAAAAACCCAAGTTTTTCTTCTTGGATATTAAATGA